GTATTTGTTAATTGTGCCATTTGTATTACACCTCTGTGTTAAAAGTTTAGTATTAGATTAATCCTTCAAGCAATTTAGCAGCATCGCCAATTTTACCTGTTTTTCTTAATCTAGCTCGTTGTTGCTTTACTTTCTCGCTATTAACTTCACCTTTAGTAGTACCTGTACCTGGTTTTGTTACTTTAGGAACAACTTTTGCTTTCTTTTTAGATATTTTTGCATCTAAAAGATTTTCATACAACATAGCTTTATGAAGAACGTCTACTGATCTAGCATCTATAAGACTATTAACTTCTTGTTCAGTAAATCCTTTTTTTATTGCAAAGGTTTTAATTGATTGTTTCAATTTAGGGCCTTTGTTTGGATCATTCCAATCAGGAAGTCTTTGTGCCATTATTTCTTGCTGTCTAGCAAGTTCTTCTTGCCACTTGGTTTGTGCTTCTTGCTGTTGTTTAAGTTGAAGATTATTTTGTTCTTCTTGAACTAATCTTTTATTTTCTTGAAGTTCTCTATATTGATCTCTTTTGGTCATATATTCCATTGGATCTTCTTCCTTGAGTTTTGCCCAGTCAAAAGATTTAAACTCATTGAGTTTTTTATCTGCTTGGTCTGTAAATTGTTCAAGTTGAGAAATGTATCGCTGTCTTTCTTGCTGAGTGGCAGCTAATTCTTCATCAGCTTTTTGCCTTTGTTCTGCTAATACTTGACTTTTTCGTGTGTAATCAGCTTGTCTTGAATAACCTGAACGAAGCTCATCGAGGGTAACCTCAACATCTTTACCATCAACTTTGACAGTATATGTACTAGGTTCATCTAGTGCTTGTTCTTGATCATTTTCAACTAAATCATCAGCAGTTAATTCGTTAGAATCTTCTACTGGTTCTTCAACTGATTCGGTATTTTCCATTACCTGTTCAGAAGTATTATCCTCTACTTCTGTTTGCATTTCTTCCTCTACAGGTTGTTCCGAAGCTGGAGCTTGTAATTGAGTAAGTAATGCTTCCTGTGCTGATGCAACATCAGTTACAGGAATTCCTTTATGTTTGCTTTCTTTTGTTGGAATATTGTCTTGTGGAGTTGGTTTATTTACTTTAGCCATTTTTACTCTCCTTTCTTTCTTGTTCTAACAATTTTCCATTTTCCATAGTATTTATTAAAACTTGTTTGAATTTTAATGCAGCAATTTGTTGATGATAAAGAGATTCTCTTATATCTTTATCTTCAGATTTTGTTGATATCCATTGTTGATAACCATCATTTAATATTTGATTGAAAGCATTTACTATTAATGGATTTTCTAAAATATTTTCTGCGTTTTGACCATCTCTGATCTGTTCTTCTTTAGTCGTCATTATTTTCTCCTAACTGTTTGATTCTATCTGATACATAATCAGGTATAGTTATTCTCCCAGCGAGATATCCTCTCATTCGATTAGCAGGTATGCCAGTCTTATTAAATATCTCATTGATAGAAATTCTGTTTTTTAATAAAAAATTTTGTAATTGTTTATTATTCAACCAAGTTTTCCATTCCTAGTTTTTTTTAAAACACCTCTGCCCATGAGAACATCGGCTTGAGTTACTTTTCCATCTTTATTTAAATCAGGAAAAGATTTTTTCTTTTTATTTTTTTTCATCATGATTTTGCTACCTTCTTTGCTCTTGCAGATAAATCTTTAAAGTGTACAACTTGTTTAGAAGTTTTGCTGTGTGTTTTGCCTGTATGAATTTGTCCATTAGGCATTTTATGAACAGCTCCTTTAAATTCTTTACCTGTTTTAAAATAATGCTTGGTCTTAGCACCCATAACATCTACCTTTTTTCTTTTTCTTTCCTTTTTTCATTGGTTTGCCATACATAATGTTTCTCCTAAAATAAATTTAATATTTCTTGCATATTGTTGCTTACAAGTGCAAATACAATGACTGCACCATAAACAATATACTTGAATCTAAATATCTCAATCTTGACATCTCGCATATCTTTCTCGATATGTTGCAAATGATTGTTCTTTATATCACTTATATCTTTTTTGATAATCTCGATTTCCAGATTGAGTTCGTTTAAGTCTTTCATGCTAGTGGCAACTTTTTACGTTTTGGATAGGTATTAAGTGCAATAGCTACTGCTTGTTTTTGAGGTTTACCTTCTTTTTTTAATATCTTAATTTTTTTTGATATTAATTTACCTCTACTTGTTTTGCTGTAATCAGGTTTATATTTAGGATATGCCATTAGGTCGGCCCTATTCCTATAGGTCTGTTTTGCACAGCTTCAAGAGCAAGTTCTTGTTCATTAAGTTCAAGTTGTGATTTTTTAATTTCTAAGTCTTTATTTTTAAGTGCTAGATTTACAGCAGCTTCTTCTTGTTTAAGTTTTAATTCTTGTGCCTTTATTTGTGTTTCAATCTCTAATTCTTTAGCTTGTAGTTGTAATTTTTGTAATTCAACCTGTGCTTTTTGAGCTTGTACTTTTTCCTCAATAGTCGGTTGTGGTGGTTGAGGTGGTGGCATCATTTGTGGATTAGATACAAACATATCTGAGTTTTTATATCCTGATTGTGCAACAAATTCACTTACTGCATTATATATATTTTGTGGTGTAACAAGTGATCCCATAGCACCATTTTGTATCAATCCTTGCATGATATTCATAATACTGCTCATTGTTTGCATTTTGCTTTGTTGTGAGCCACTTCCTACACCAACATTTACAGTACAATTTAATCTATCTTTCCATTTGCTAGGATCTATGGGTACAAATCTATTATTTAAAAATACTA